AAAGTACAAAATAGAATCATCTTAGTATTAAACCCTGTAACTAAAGAACATTGGATATATAAACGATTCTTTGAGGAGAGAGGCGTTTTAAGTGGATTTAACGGCATTAAGGACAATGTGTGCTATATACACTCTACATACTTAGATAATAAAACTAACCTATCTAAAAGTTTCTTAGAAAGGATTTATAGAATTAAAAGCACTAACATTAAAAAGTATCAACACAAAATACTTGGTGGTTGGCTAGACAAAGCAGAAGGAGTTGTATTTGAGAATTGGACAATAGGAGAATTTAATCCTGACAACTTACAAACATCTTGTGGTATGGACTTTGGGTTTTCTGTTGATCCTGATTCACTAACAGAAGTAGCTATAGACAAAAAGAAAATGAAGATATATATAAGAGAGCATATATATCGTAATGGTTTAAAATCTCACGAGTTAGCTAAGATAATATTAGAGAAGGTAGAAAACAAGCTAATAATAGCAGATAGTGCAGAACCAAGATTGATAGAAGATTTAAGACACTTAGGGGTAAACATAAAACCTGTAAAGAAAGGAACAATAGAAAGTGGTGTTACTCGTATGCAAGATTATCAGTTAGTAGTTACTTCTGAATCAACAAACATAATTAAAGAGTTAAACAATTATGTCTATGCAGACAAAGGTAGTAAGCTATATGTAGATAGTTTCAATCACGCATTGGATTCAATCCGTTATAACGTTATATATCACTTAGACAATCCTAATGCAGGTAGGTATTTCGTACAATAAGAAAAGGTGCAACTCCGAAGAATTACACCTTTGAAAAACAAAAACTTTTTGAAAACTTGGCAAACATAACGATTTTAAACTAAATAACAAATAATTCTATTATATATTATGCAAGTAAACATTAAGAAGGATGGTAAGAAAAATACTTACAATCTAATTAAGAGTTGGGAAGATGTAACACTTGAAAAATGGGCTAAACTTATTGATGGTAATAATAAGTCAAAGACCAAAGAAGCATTAGATACGATAACTATGTTATCAGATATACCGAGAAAACTTGTAAAAGAGTTAAGTATAAATGATGTATCTAATATTCTAAACAGGATAGCTGAGTTGCAAAACAAAGCTAAGGGAAGGTTAAAGAAGATAGTTAAGGTAGATGGAGTAGAGTATGGGTTTCATCCTGATCTGTCTGAGATAACACTCGGAGAGTACGCAGACATAGAAACATACATACAAGCAGGAATAGAAAACAACCTTGCTAAGATGATGGCAGTTCTTTATAGACCAATAGTTGAGAAGAATGGTAAACACTATACTATAAAGAGATATGATGGTAGTGAGGTTAGGATGAGGGCAGAGAAGTTTAAGAAGATGAAAGCAATAGATGTAAATAGTTGCTTGGTTTTTTTTTGGACTTTAGGCAACGAACTATCAACGATTTTGCCGTTGTATTTAATGGAACGGATGAAGGCAATGAAAGAATCACTACAGATGAAAAGTTCGCAAGAAAGTGGTCGTGGTTCGGAGTGATGTATAATTTGACAGGAGGTAGTATAGTAAACTTAGAAAGAATAACTAAATTAAGTTTATATGAATGTTTGACTTGGCTTACTTATGAAGTTGATTTAAACGAAACAAAAAAAGTTAAGAGATGACACATTTTAAGAATTATAATAACACAATAGATACTCTAAAGCAGTTAGGAGATAATCAGTATCAGATTAAAACTGTAACAACAGGAGATATATTTGAGATTGATTTAGAAAAGAATACTCTATATCCATTAATGCACATCAATCCTGTAAACGCAGTAGCACAAAATAATCAAATGACTTTAAACTTTCAAATATTTGTAATGGACTTAGTTTTTCCTGATCAATCAAATGAACAAGAAGTATTATCAGATTGTTTAAGTATTTGTAATGATCTTATAGGCACACTAAAGAATGGAGAGAGTTTATATTTGTCAGGTGCAAGTCAAGGCGAAAGTCCTGCATACTTTACAGAAGGAGATATAACTATAGAACCTTTTACAGAAAGATTTGACAATTCAGTAAGTGGTTGGGTGTTTACATTACCAATAATAATTGAGAATGACTATAACACTTGTATAGCACCACAAGCTACAACTTATGCAGGTAAATAATGTTTAAAATAAAAATAGGAAAATTAACAATACAACTAATACCACCAAAGATTACTTATGAACTATGAAGATATATTAGAGAAGCTAGAAGAAATTAGTATAGGATTAGAAAGTTATAATGACTATCCTGATTCAGCTAGTAATAATGCTAAGAGAGCAATAGAATGGAAAGAAGAAAACGGAAGTTCTTGTGGTACTAGGGTAGGATGGACTAGAGCAGGACAACTAGCAAGAAAAGAAAATATTAGTAGAGATACTATAGCAAGGATGGCTTCATTTAAAAGACATCAACAAAATAAAGATGTACCTTATTCAGAAGGTTGTGGTGGTATAATGTGGGATGCTTGGGGTGGTACTTCAGGAATAGAATGGGCAATAAATAAATTAAAACAAATAGATAAATAATATGGCAGATTTAACAACAACAGTAACAGAGAATGTTACAATCAACGGAAGTGTTAGGGGAAGCACAAACACAGTAACTACAACAGGTATAAATAATGTTTATGAGAGAGTGGTAACGTGTACGACTTCACAAACTACACACATAGCAGCTTTTGACACTAACTCTTATGGTTCAGCAGTACAGATAGACAAAGAAGATGTTAGGTATATTAGAGTAACTAACTTAGATTCTACTAACTCATTAGAACTAGCAGTAGTAGGTGCAGCTACATTATACCAAGTATTACTTAAAGCAGGTCAATCACATATTTTATGTGCAGCAGAAGATGTAATGTTAGCAGAAGCAGATACTTCTCCTAGCTTTGGTACTATGGCAGATTTAACTAGCTTACAGGTTAATCCTGCTGCTACTTTAGATGTAGAAATATTTGTTGCTAGTGTGTAATGAAAGCATTGGAACGATACTTAAATAGTTTCGGTAAGTATGTAGTAAAACAATCTAGGGCTAACCTAACAAGGAAGAAAAAAAATGTTAGTAAAGAATTATATAACTCCTTAGAATTTAAAGTTGTAAAAACTACCGAAGGTTTTAGTGTACAGTTCTTAATGGCAGATTATGGAACTTTTATAGATAAAGGAGTATCAGGTACTAAAAAAATAAATGAGTACACTACTTATGATGGCAGGAGAGTTGAAAGTCCATATAAATACAGAGGTAAAAGACCACCTATGAGTGTATTAGATAAGTGGATAGTTCGTAGAGGTATAGCACCTAGAAATGAACAAGGTAAATTTATATCAAGAAAAAGTTTACAGTATTTAATAGCTAACAAAATATATACACAAGGAATAAAAGGTATTAGTTTTTTTCAAAGGTCATTACAACTAGGATTAAAAGATTTTTACGAACAAGTAGGCAAAGCAATAAAAGTAGATATACTAAATAATTTAAGACAAATATAAAATGGCATTAACAATAGAACAAAAACCATTATACAAAACTTTAGCAGTAGGTCAAGATATAATATTTACTTTATCAGATCAAAATGTTATAATAAATAATTACCAACCTAAATATACGGCAGATGTTTATGTAAACGAAAAAATATCTGATTTAGGATTAATAACATCTAAGATAGCTTCATTAAAAGTAACTCCTAACAATGCAGGTGTAGGTATATTTTCTTTAAATCCTATTTTAGAAAGCTATGTAAATACACAACACGAAGGTACTAATTTTGATAATAGGATATTTAGTTCTTACAAGACAGTAGGATATACTGATACTACACCACACCCTATTCACTTAATTGATAAGTATTCTAACAATGAAAATGTAGCTATTTACTTTAGAGTTGTATTTAATATGGAATATTACACAGATGCAGCATTAACTATATTTAGTACGGCTAAAAAAGTAATAACAGAAAACTATTTAGTATATAACGGAGTATTACAATCTGATGACATTATAAATCAATCAGGTGCAGATTATGGTTTTAATTTAAATTCTACTGATTTAGTATTTAATGATTTTGGTAGTACACTTGGTAAGTTTTTAAGTAATGCACCTATAACACAAGAAGCAAGATTAAACGATTATGGTACACTATCATTTTTTAACTTTTTAAATATATCAGAGAATAGTTTTCAAGTAGGTACAGACAATGCAGTTATAAATATGGTACAATTTATACGTATCAAATTATATGATAGAGCAGGTGTACAACAAGGAAGTACAATACAAGTAAATACTACTATAGCAAATGGTAGTTTTAATAATAATAACGAATTTTCTAATACTAGAGTTATGTTCTTTGGTGCTTTCCCTGCTAAC